CACTAAATCCACCACCTAGTATTTGACCTGATCTACCTTTTTGTGTACACATTAACATATTGTCATATTCACACTCAAACTGTAAAGCGTCTGCGACCTGTTGACCTAGATCATTTGTCTCTACTAAAACATATGCCATATTATATTTTCTACAAAGTTCGTTTATGATATTAGGAAAAATAACTGGTTTAATTTCATTACTTCTATATTTTGCTACAAGTCTATATGGCATTTCTGAAGTATCAAATATAGTAAAAGCAGAATAGTCATTATTAGTACCTCTCGATACATCAACCGTACAAGTATAGATATGATCTTTTTTAGGCATTTCAAAAATATCTATCTCACCACTTCTTTGTGGATCTATATGTGCCAATGCCTTTAACTTACTTGGTGCAATTAATGTATTAACAGAACCTAAGAACTCACATTCAAACTCAGTTTGAAATTGCTGTTCACTTGTATTCTTAATTGTCTCTTCTTTCCATTTTTCATCACGACCAGGTACTTCAGTCCAATGCACCTCGATAGGAACATATGTATTATTTTTATTTACAGCGTCAGTCCATATTTTATAAAACATATTCATTCCGTGCGGTGTAGATACCATCATAATCTTTGATGACTTACCAGAAGAAATTGTAGGATAAACTGAACTAAAAAATTCGTCAGCAATATTGTTAGGTATATAGGCAAACTCATCTAAGAAGATTACATTAAAAGAACCACCTCGAATAGCAGATGATGAAGTTGCAGCTGCAACAATCTTAGAACCATTTTCTAATTCTAATGAACCTTTATTCCAATTCATTACGCCTTGTTGCATCCAATTAGGTAGATGTTCATACGCAAGTTGTAAACGACCTAATAGATCACGAGCGGTAGATGATTTGTTGGCAAGAATAGCGACATTAACATTCTCATTAAATAAAGTATAATGTAATAGATATGCAATAATGATTGTTGATTTACCAGACTGTCTTGGTAGTTTACAAATTGTAAATCTATTATCGTGAAAAGTATCTACCATTTTTTCCTGAAACTTATACATTTCAAATGGCACTAAACCTTTATCAATGGTGACAATGTTTATGAAGTTTGTTATAAAATATTTTGGATCTTCGATACACTTAGACAGCTCAACAATTTGCTCTTCAGTAAATTCTGAAGAAGTAAATGCTTTCTTTAAATTAGGATTACCTAGATACTGTTCTCTAGGATTTAGATTCTCCGTCATCTTTTTTTGTTTTCTTTAATAGTTTTTGTAATTCATTTGTTGAACCTACATACAACGCATTGGTTACATTTTTAGGTGCGTTGTTAGGAACTTCTTTTAGTCTTTTTAATCTACTTTGTAGACCTAATAAATCTTGCGATACTTGACTTACTGTTTGAATTAATTGTCCTGCAACCTCATATGTTCTAGGATGCTCACTTTCTTTTGCAAGTGATAGAATACCATCTATTGCTTCATTACCTTTTTCTATTAACTTATAAAGATTCTCTCGGCCGTGTTCAAAATCATCTTGAGGATCAGCCGACTCTGGCATTACAGTAACCTCTTTTGGTTCTATTGGTTTAGGTGCCAATATTTGCTCAGCGGTTACATCTAATATTTCATTTAATTTATCGTCAATTTTACTCATACTATTATTTATGCTTGTTGATTTCTTTTACTTTTTCACCCTCACTAAAATCCCTATCTTTAAAGTATTCACTATGAGTCATTTTACCACAAAAATACCAACATAGTTTAGGTGCCTTCTCTGGTTCATTAACTAACTTATTCGCAAATTCTTTCCATTCTTTAGATTGCAAAACATCTTTCTTGATATCTTTAATTTTAGAAAGATGAAACTTATCTTGTTTTAATTTAGCAAAATCAGGATCTTCAGTTCCTGGTTTCTGAATTGACTTAATACTATGTACTGAAGCTGCCCAACAACAAGGCATAATATATCCTTGTTGATCAAATCCATATGCTTTACCTAACCACCAAGCACCACCATTAGTGCCTTTACCCATTTCAGTAAATTCATTATCTGCATACCTACCATATTCTATACATAAAGGTTTTAAATCTTTAGGATTTCTAGGACCTGTAAATAATACCTTACCACTTTCTTGAAAAAACTTTACATCTTCTACTGGACTATCTGACTTAGACATTTAGTTTCCTTACAAAAGCAAATTGAGTTGGGTCTATATAATGATAAGGGTTTGTAGGTCTATAAGGATCATCAGGGCCCTCAAATCTAGCAGAGGTACTTATTTCAAATATTATACCATTATCTTTTGCCATTTGTCTAGCCTGTTCTATATGATTTTCATTATACTTAAATATTATGTACTGCCAACGAGTAGTTATACCTTTTTTAGCACAAAGTTTTGCCATCTCAAATAACTTTTCTCCGTCTTGATTAATTCTATACTTATGACTTTCATTAGGTAAACCATCTATACCGAATACCCACTCACCAGGACCAAAAGTATCAAATGCCTCATTGTACCATTTTTCTGGTTTATGTGAGGCTGCTGTATTTATTAAGAGGTAAGTGCCTTTGCGTTTTGCAATTTTAAAAAATTCTAATAAATAGGGATTAAATATAGGGTCTGATATCTGACCACAACATTGTATTTCATCAAAAAAATCTGTTAGTATTTCCCATTCAGGTATTGTGGTATCTCTACCGGGAACAGGTCTAACATTTTTATAATCTCGTTGTCTAGAGCAACCAGGACATTCAAGGGTACATCTAAACCCTATGTCCATATTAACTCTTTTTCTATCGAAAAATTTATTTATCTGTTCCTGATTGCTCGTCATAATTTAAACCATCTTCAAAAAACTCTAATGTTTCAGTATAAGTATAGTCATCATCATAATCAGCACCTGTTGGATTAGGGGTAATAGTGATTCTTTCTTTTCTTGAAGGACTTTCAGACTGAGGTTTATCATACAGATCAACACCTGCTTTACGAATAACAGCACCACTCGTAATTGGACCATACAGATAAATTTTAGCAGTAAAATTCATTGTATAAATTATTCTTCGATTAGAAGTCATATCGCCATCATAAGTATCTTCATAATCTACACTATTTAAAACAAAAGGAATATCTCTTTTAATATCCATTGTTCTATCTTCAATAAATGTAACCGTATAGTCTGGTTGAAAAAACGGTAATATCTGTTCTACAATTTGTAGACCATCATCTGAATTAGCGGTAAAAGAATAAAGATTGAAACCTACATTGTAAGGTACTGGTGTAAATTGTGTAAAAACTTTATTATCATCTGCACTTTTAGCTTTCTTATACTTTAAGTTTTTATTAATCTTACGACTGGGATCATATGAGATCCCAGTCATTTCAAAGCTCAATCGAGGTAGAGTGATTGCAACTGTTTCTTCACTGCCAGAACCTAAAGTAGTTTGTTGTTGTAGTCTGGCTAAAAACTTTTCTCTCGGTGCATACATTAATGGCACTCTTAAACTAGATACGGCAACACCATTAGAGTCATATCTTCTTACACCGATAGTATTAAATATAGTACCGAAAGCGATAACTGTATTTCTTAAATGTTTATTATAAAAATATTGTCCGAACATTAGAAGTCTTTCCCGAAGTGATAATCAGTTTCTCCGAATGGGTTTCTTTCGCTAAAATCTAATATATCATCTGTACTATCACCTGTACTGGTAACACCAGACGCAGCCTCAAATTTATGCGACTGATCAACAACTTGTTTTTCACCAAGTTCAGCAGGCGCACTTTCAAGTAATATAAAGTTAGTCATACCAGGTATATCTGATTCCATCATTATCGAACCAGCGGCCAACCCTGCCTCAAGACTAACTTGATAGTCAAGCATATTTGTTGACAAATTATCTTCAACAGCGTCAATACTTGAAATACCAACTGACACTTCCTCTGAAGAATATTCCCATTTAGTACATCTTAACTTATATACAGGAACATTATTTACTTGATAGAACGGCTGTTCATGTTCAACAAATTGTATCTCAAAGAAAGCATTTACTCTAGGAAACCATACTAGATCGCCCTCATTAGGTCTAGACGATTCAATTAAATTATTTTCTGATTGTAAAACTTGTTCCCATCTCATCTTAGAAACTACTAAAGATATATCATCTCGTAGTTCTAAACCAAACTTTCTAATTATTTCCTGTTCACCAGCAAATCCATCTGTATTTTCAACATACATTTCCATAATATATGCTGCGGTAAATTTAGCTGAAGTATCTTCTCCTAAAATCTGATCTTCATTTACCAATGTTCTAGGCAAATAATAAACATCTTGACCGTAGATACTTAATTGCTCTATGATTAATTCTTCATAAAGACGCTGTTCATTCTGATTACCGTGATCGAAATAGACATTAGTTGGCATTTTATCCTACCATATAACTGATAGGTGATTCAAAAGTATCTCGTATTTCTACTTCTAATTTATTTTTCTCTTCTACTGCCTGTGAATAAATTGCTTCTCCGTTCATAGAAACTCCACCTAACATTTGAACACCTTGAAATTTTGAGAGATTAGCACCCCATTGTTGCTTGATTAAAGCAGTCGAATATCTTTTTAAAAACATATCATCATAGATATCCGTATATGTATCTGGGTCTAATTTTCTATAGCATTCTATAATTAAGTATTCACCTTCATTAACATCATTTGCCCAATCCATACCAATATACAATCTATTGTTGTGCATATTATATTTGATTGGTTTTTCACCAATGAGAATATGATCTAGAAAATCTAGGTGTCTCATTGTCATTTCATAGTGTAATATAGAGGTAGAGGAAAAATCATATAAATCGTTTAATCTCATTTGATATCTGATATCAAACATATTTAAATTTGATTTGTCATTGAAATTAAATATATTCATTACTGATAAAACAGCAGAAGGCATTACAATAAAGTTTTTCTGGTTTTTGTAAGACATTGAAACAGAACCCTCAGTACCACTACCTACAGCCTCATCTGCTCTTGCCCTCGTAATATCATCAGCAGTTATCTGATATTTCATATACATTCTTTCAACACCGTCATAGTGATATTGTGAGAAGTATTGAAGTGCCTCGTCTATTCTATCATCAATTTGATCTTCGTCAACATTGATTTCAATTACAGGTTTACCTAATGCTCTTAAACAATATTCTTTCAAAGTTGATTTTGAATTTGGTACAGCCATTTACTTTCCTTCTAATTTATCTACTTTCGCTGATAATTCTTTTATTGCTTCAATCAATAAAGGAACTAACTTATCATACCAAACTGTTATGTATTTTTCGTCTATTGGTGCTTCAGTTACCACTTCTGGTAATACTTTCTCTACTTCTTGTGCAATTACTCCTACTTGTCTTTTATCATTATCATAACCTAAAGACTTTGCAGTTTCATTTTCTTCAAAGTAAACACCTCGTATTTCTTTTACTTTCTCTAATGCATTATCTATTTCACCAAGAACATTTTTTAATCTCTCATCTGAATAGAAAGCAGTAATATTATTTGTTGCCCTAATCTCACCTGCAGTTGTTGATCCTGCAGTACCGACACCTAGTGAGTTAACCTGTGCGTCTGAGTTAGTTGTGAAACCCCCAGCAGGTCCAGTAGGCCCGGTAGGTCCAGTAGGCCCAGTAGGACCAGCAACTGACGAATCAGCACCAGCAGGACCAGTAGGTCCAGTAGGTCCAGTACCACCTGCAGGTCCAGTAGGTCCATCAGGTCCAGTAGGTCCAGTAGGTCCAGCAGGTCCAGTAGGTCCAGTGCCTCCATCATTACCATCACTACCAGCAGGTCCTGCAGGTCCAGTCGGCCCAGTTAAGGCCGCATTTGCAATAGTTATCTTTTTCATATTTCCAGAATCAGAGGTATCTGATACTAGAATTAAATCATCTGAAGCACCTGTCGTAATCGTGGGTTGATCCGATATCGGATCAATATCAACCTTACCTGTTACGCCATCAATACTTACACTTCTTGTTCTTGCCATTATTCTCTCGCCTCCGTAGTGGTAAGTAAGGCGACCCATCTATAAGTGTGCCCTGCTATACCGGTTACTTTTACATAAATTGCGTCATTAGT